TCCTTTTGAACTTCTAGTTTCTTTTCAAAGCCCGCCATAAATGAAGCAAGCCAATCTTTTACAGTTACATAAACTTTTCCGTCCTTTTCAATAATAGCTCCAAATTGTTGATACTTATTGATTTGGTCTCCCAAGTCTCGGATAATCATTGGGGAGATTCTTGTGATAAACTTGTTTCTTTTAAGAACAACTTTGTCAATCTTTCCTTTTACTTCCTCCATTTTAGCTAGGTGAGCTTTAAATGTTGTTTCAAGTCCAACTCTTTCTTCTTCTAGCTTAAGCATTTCCTCTGTTAGAGGTTCTAGGTCTTTTGTGTAGGGTGCAATCTTATCATTAAACATTGCTTTGATTTTCTTATCTCTTATCTCAAAAGCAATTTCTTTATCAGAACCAAGCTCTGTATATCGCTTTAGGTTATCTGCAATACTATTAAAGATTGATACTGACTCCTCTGGTGTGATTATTTCTTTTTCCATAATTATTTTAAAAGTGATTTATAAAAATCTTCATATTTGTGAGCGTGTTTATAGATAGAATATTCTTCTAAAACATACTCTTTTGCTTTGATTGCTTTCTCCTTATATTTTAGTGGATTAGCAATAAAATCTTCTAATACATTTTCCCAATCTTCCTGTGTCTTTGCAAGTGTTAGGAAGTTAATATCTTGTGGATTAACTTCGTAAGGACTTAAACCATCTTCAAACGATTGTCCAATAAATGGTATTGCGAATAGTGAGCTTTCTAGGAATTTAAGATTTGATTTACATCTGTTGAAGTAGTTATCAGCTCTTGGTGCTATTACAACATCGCAAGCTGTGTTTTGTATCGTGTTGTAGTAATCCCCGAATACAACATTTCCTATTTCTTCTATGTGAGGAAGTGAACGCCAGAATTTCATATCATCTTTGTATGAAGTATATTTGTCTTCATCTGGAACTCCCAGTAAAACGAACGTAACTCTATCAGCTATCTTCTCTATTGCTTTCTGTGCTATCTTCCAGTCATCGTTTGATACAACCGAACCAAGTATTAAAACTCGAAGTCTTCCTGATTTGTTTTCGTCTACTTCACCCTCATCATCTGGGTCAATACAGTTAGGTATAACGACTGTGTTTTGATTTACTTCTCTTAGCTCTTGAGCAAGGAACTCAGTCGTGCATATAGCCCCGTGGGAGGCTCTGAGAGCTTCGATTCTTACTCTGTTGACCTTTTCCCCGAACGCTTGTTCTTTCTCGTTCTGAGGCACTACACCCTCTCCTAACTTGAATGTATCATCATCATCAAACACAACTATTTTATTCTTCTGCTTTGCCAGTTTCATCAGAGTAACAAGGTCTTCATAGTTTGGTCTTTGAAATAAAACAACATCAACTGTATCCATCTTTGCGACTAGAGCTTGACCATCATTTTGTTTTTGTCCATCAATAAACTCATTTGATACTTGGTATCCATTTGCTATTGCTGGTAAGTATCCTCGATAGTAGAAGTTGCCTGACCAGAAGCCTGTAACGTGTAATGCTTTAACCATTTTGTTTATTTATTAGTGCTTCTAAGTTGTTTAGTCTGTCTTCTAGTTTCTTGTTCTTCTCTCGCTCTATTTCAAGCTCTTGGTTTTCTCTGTCTTTAGCTTTTTCTTTAATCATTTCAAGTTCTTTTCCAGTTGGAACGTATTTGTTTTGTCTTTGGCGTTCTAGCCAAATCTTATAACCTTCTTCGTTTACAATAATTCCGTTCTTAATAAGAATTGATGGCTTAATGCTCGATACTTCTAGATGAAGATATTGACCATTAGCTTTTTTGATTTCTCTATCTCTGTTCATATTTTATATGTAACTATTTAATAAGTGATGTTCTCTATGCTTCGGGTAACCATAGAATAGAAACCCGAAACACCACTTGCGTGAACTACATTATAGCATTATGCGTATGTAGCGTGTCCTAGAATTGCAATACCTGCTGTATCTCGGTTTTCAATGACTCCGTAGCAGATGTCTGCTGAAATCAATGTTCCTAGATATTCGTGGATGTAAGATTCTTGAACTCGAACTCCCTGCATTCCTGTGTATCCTTTGTCTGCTCGAACTGGGAAGTTCAATCGTCCCCAGTGAATAGCATCTCGGTGTGCTAGTAAGTTGTATCGTCCAGATGTTCCAGATACGTTAGGAACTGCTGAAGTAACAATTACTTGAACTCCTAATACAGATGGGAATAGTGTTTGACCAACAGCTCCGTTTGAACCGTTAGCATCGTATCTTACAAAGTTATCTAGAATACCAACTTGTCGGTATGCTGCATAAGGGTGGAAGATAAATGCTGTGTCAGATGAACCAATGTCGAAACCTGGTACATCGTTTGCTCCCATAACTGCTAATGCTTCCATAAGCACGTTAAGTGATACGTTAGAAGTTGAAGCACCTACTGCTGTTGAGAATCCTGAGAATAGAGCTGCGATAGCTGTATCAAGGTCTTTTGCAACTGAGTGTGCTAGTCCTTCAAAGTATGAAGCCTGTAATGCAGGTGATTTCATCATTTGTGCGAACTCTCTGTCTTCAAACATAAGAGAAGCCTCTTTCCAAGTAGAAACTGTCAAAGTCTTTCGAGTTTCTTGTGGTGATTGTAGAGTTACTTCTGCGTTGTTTGTCTTTGTGTTAGCAGAGTATGAACTTCCGTCAATAGTGTAAAGAATGTCTCCACCATTTAATAGTTCATCACTTCTGTCAACGAAGAATTTTGCTAATTTTAGATTTCTGAAGAACACGTCATTTATTCTTTGTCCCCAGATTGCTGGTACACTAACGAGGTCTGCTCGTGTGTAACCGTCTGTTCCTAGTGCCATATATTTTTATAATATTATTGACCAAGTACTTTTTCCTTTAACATTTGCTTAAACTCAGCGTCTGAAAGCCCTGGTGTCTGTAAGTTCTTCTTAGTTACTGGCGAACCAGAACCTTTTGAAGCACCCATTGTCGCTAGAGCGTTCTTCTTTTCAGTTTGAAATGTCTTGTCAAATGATTTGAAGTAGTCAGTTTCCAATACTTTCGTAATGTCTATACCTTCTACTTGTGCGATTTTCCTTGCCTTATCAAGGTAAGTATTCATCTCATCATATTCAAGACCTTTTGAGCCAAAAACAGATATTAAATAGTTTTCGCCTCGGTCGTTTGTAATGTCTCCTTTTTCAGTCTGAGATTTGACTTCTGATTTAGTAGATTTTAGTCTAGCTATTTCAGCTTCTAGTTCCTTCTTGTCTTTCTCCGCCTTTTCAGCACGAAGTTTTTGATTTAGATAACGAGTATCTTCCTCATTTGAAGTGTCGTTTGTGTCGTTGTCTACACTAGTGTCAACGTCTTGCTCTGAAGCGTCAAGATTTACTTTATTTTCGTCATCCATAATGTTAAGAGCATTTTTTTAAGACGTTAGCCCATCGTCTCTTATGGAATAATGTGTATTTATTTAGCCGAACTATACTAAACGGCTCTATTCTGGGCTTTGTTTGGTTTCTTTTCGCCAAACTCTAGCCCCATTTTAGATTTACTTTTTAAAAGTGCTTCCTTTGCGTCTTTAATCCCTGATACATCCCCTCCGTTATACATTTGCTTTAGTGCGTGTTCGTCTAAAGTATTCTGAATGTAGTCATAGACAGCATCTCTTGTTGTTATGTCGTTGTAGAAGTGTGTTAGTGGATTCATATTACGCTACTTGTTGCTCTGTTTGAGCTTGTTCTTGTAATTGCACTTGTTCTGGATTATCTAATTGTTGTGTTTGTTTGTTTAGTGCATTTGTTATCTCTGTTGGAGAGATTCCCACCCCTGCTAGTTCGATAACTTTAGCAAATAGCTTGTTCATTATCGGGTCTTGCAATATTGTTGGGTTAGCTCCGACAGTTGCTAGGATGTTTGAGATTGATTCGAATGTTGCTGATTTGTTTAGCTGTTCTCCTGTGATTAGGATGTCAACGTCAAATTCTGCGTCTTTGAAGTAATCGTTTGGAACTTGGATAAATCTTTTCTCTCCTGTTTGCTGTAAGATTAACTTTTGTGCTTCAAGTTCTTTGTCGTAATCCTCTTGTGTCATCACCTTACCTTGAATTGCTTTCTCTATAACTTTCTTGTTTGCCTTATTGATTGCAAACGCTTCGTCTATCATCATTAGTTCGTCTATTGTGAAGTCAGAAGATAGGATATGTTCTCGTGTTAGTTTTGATTTGATGTGTGGTAATACCCAATCAGTGAATACCTCTCGCCAGAATAGGTCAGCTTCTTCTCGTCTGTATAAGAACATTGATTGAGCTTCTTGGTTTTGGACTGCGATAGCTCTAAATGGTGTCCCAGAGGGCATAGTTTCGCCTGTAATCGCTTCAAATGTAGAAGTTGCTCTACTGTATTGTTCGTCCCATTGTTGTGTTATATTTCTTAGTTCAACAAGTGAAGGAGGTGTTAGGTTTAGGAGGTTTGTTTGTGAGCCTTTCTCTACTCGCATAATATCTCCGAAGACCATATCGTTTACTATGTTGTTTTGTAGAACATCGCTATCTGAAACAATGAATGGTCGAGCGGCGATTTCCATAATGTCTTGCCACTTAAGCATTGAGTCATTTGTAGCCATTTGAGCTTGGAAGCCATCTTCTGCTATACCGATTCCAAGTGAACGTCCTGACGCTTCAAGCCACGGAAGGTATTTATAGTCAGTTTTCTTTTGAGCCATTGAGTGGAGTGTGCAGATTGGCTTTTCTTCTCCATCAGCTAGAACAAAGTGCTTTTGTAGTGTGTAGTTATCTTCGTCTCCTTTCTCATCTATGTAGGTTTCTGGAAATTCTCCCTCTACTTCAAGAACGCAAACTCTATCTGAGTTAGAATAGTTCTTTCCGTAAACAGAGCGTAGTATCTTTTCTATCTTATCAATGTTCTCCTCGTATTGATTCCAAACATCTTTCTTCTTTGATAGCTGGACAGGTGTTAGGTAGTGTTTTTCAATCTTAGTTCCATTGACTATATCTATTGGGTCAAAGTATACGTTCTTCCATTCTGGTATTTCAACCTTTAGTTCTCCGTCTTTGATAACTTTCTTGGCTAGAACGCCACCATATTTTGCACGAGTGAAAGAGAAATCGTTTATAGTCTTTCCGAAGCCAGTCTTTCGCATCCATTTCTTAACCTCTTTACCGAATATCATTGACTTGATGAAGTGGTTAGGATTCTCAGAGAAGATTTGTATATCCTTAGTGTCGAAGTCAGTTGCTCTTGTTGCTACGTTTACACGATAGTTGATTATGTTATAAAAGAATTTCTCTCGGTTGAACTCATCTCTATTTCCATTTAAGTAAGCAGAGTTTGTGTAGTATTCAATCTTCTTTACTATGTCTTGTGGGTCGTGGAATAACCCGTCAATAATCTCGACAGGCTCTGAAAACGATTCTTTTATTCTTGAAAGTTCTTTTATTAAATCCATATAAAAATAACGAAGACGCACAGGTCTCCGTTTCTCGGTTAGTTATATTATAGCATACGCTATTCTAGTATCTCTTTGAATGTATGAGTTACGATAAAATAATCGGGTCTTCCCCTTTGGTCTGCCATAATCTCTAGTTTCTCGTAAGGTTTTAGAGTTCTTATGGCAAGTAATATTTTACCCTCGTTTGTTGACAGTTCCATTATATTTTTTGAGCTATTTCTTTTACGTCAATGCCTGGGTATTTAGTAATACAATATTCAATGATTGAGCCTTTTAACTTCTTATTTCCATTAAAGTATTCTGGGAATTTACTTTCTATCTCTGGAAGTATCTCATCGAAAGACGGGTTCATAAATATCAAGAACTTGTTTACATAACATAGAAATAACACAACCTCATCCTCTTGGACTGTGTAAGGTTTCATTATGTTATCAGTTGCATTATAGTGAGCGTCTGTCCAATCACCAATATCTTTTGGTGCTGATACTACAATCTCTAAGTTGTTTATCCATTCTGTAAATGTCATATTATATTGCTCTTGGTCTGCTATTGATAATCCTGTTTCGGTGTAGGCGGTGCATTGTTTCCTTATCGTCTTGTTTTGGTCTTAGGCTGTGGAAACCATAAAGAATTGCGTCCATTGCGTGGTCGTTACCATCTTCTGGGTCGTTTAGTATCTTTCCTTCTCTGTCTTCCTTGAATAGATAAGCGAGATATTCTCTCCAGATGTTTACTGAACGCTTTGTAACACTTATCTTTTGTTGTTGCACGAAATCAATGGCAAACTTCTTAAATGATTTCTTATTTCCTAGACTGTCTTGACCTCCAACCTTATTAACCCCAACAATGTTTACTCCGTGTAGTTTTATCTCATCAATACTTTTAGGCTCAGAGCTATCTCCTACGACAAGCGTGCTTGGTTCGCTTAGGTTGTTTATTGTATCAGCTATCTGATTATTAAGCATTCCCTTTCTGTATAGTTCTTCATCAATTATATATCCACCATTGTATTGGTAGATTGAAACAACTGATGTAGGGTCGTTAGTATAACCAAAGTCTAATCCTCTACGGACAAGTTTAGCTTCGTGTGGTATTTCTTCGATGTTTGCCCAGTTCTTGTAAATCTTTCTTTCAAGTGAAGATGGTTCTCCTAACCATTTGTGTTTATAAAGTGATGGTCGTTTTAGTTTGTCGTCTTCGATTTCATCTATGATTACTTGAGGTATCATCTTATACTTTAAAGCAATATCATAGTTTACATTTATGATTAAAGTGTTTGGTCTTCCCTCTATTACAAGTCTTTTGTGAACAGGGTCATCTTCTAGTAGTCTGTTGTATGTATAGATTATCTGTGAGCCTGGCTTTCTGACTGTTGGCGTTAGAATATCAATACTTTCTTTTGAGATTGTCTGTGCTTCTTCTACCCAAGCAATATCAATACCCTCAATAGATTTGATACTTTGCTCGTTGTGTTTTAATCCTTTGAATAAGAAGTCTGAACCAGTTACCGTGTTTACAATAGATTTATCAGTTACCTTAAAGTCTGTCATTCCATAATAGTTTATTAGGTCTGAGAGTAATTGGTGTGATGATTCAGTTATCGAGTTCTGGAATTCTCGGAAGCAACCTACTCTTATTTTACTCTCTCTAGCTCGAATAAGAAGAACCCTAGCAACAGAGTGAGACTTCAAAGAATAACGACCTCCATAAACACTGGCTTCTCGCCAATCCTTATTAAAGAGGTCTTTAAACTCCTTCGGTATCTCTATTGTTTTGAGTGGTGTTTCCATCATCTAAGAATTTAACTAATATTGGTTGTATTGATTCTCCATTTGTTGTTACGTCTGTTTCTTGTTTCAGGGAGAAATCGTTTTTCATTCTACGTTCAGCCCATTTCCAAGAGTTCTCTTTTCTTAGGTCTTCTGGTAGTTCGCTTTCTCTTAGTATTGCATCTCTTAGGTTAGCCATAACCGTTGTATTTATTGCGTTCTCTGCTCCAGTTATTTTCATCAAAAGGGCTTCGTCATCATTTACCCATACAGATAGTGTTTGTGGTGTTAATCCTATAAATTCACAAGCCTTATTGCGTGAAAAGCCCATCTCTAAATATGGTATTAAACTTTTGACAATGCTGTCTTTTTGTTCTTTTGTGAATGCTTGACCTTGTGCCATAGTTATGTTGTTATCCCTCACAAGACAAACACACGTTAGGCTCTTTCCTTTTAGGCTTGTCTTCTATTACTGTGTCAGCGTTTAATCCAACCACGTCATTTATTTCTTCGTTTTCCATAACTATATTTTCTTTAATATGCAGAATCCTTCCCATACGTTTATTGTATACATTAGGCGGTAAAGGTTATCTACGTTTTTAATGGCTTTCTGTGTCATTTCCCAGTTAGCGTCGTGGATACATACTATTGCATCTGGGTTTAAGTGTGCGTGGATTCTTGATAGTGTTTGCGTTGTTGGTTCTGTTTCGTGGTCTGAATCATAAAACACCATATCTATGTTTTTCATTTGAGAATAGTCAACCTTTAACATATCCTCATCGAATAGTTTGTATTTGTATTCCTTTAGGGCTTCTTCCATTATACCACGGTCGGGTTTTTGACCTCCTGTATTGTCGCCAGAAAACCATTCAACTAGGTAAAGTTCTCGGTCTGTGTCCTTTATAGCCTCAGCTAGAAATGATGCACTTCTTCCTCTCCAAGTTCCTATCTCTAGTATGTTTCCTTTTGTTTGTTTAGCTATTTCGTGGAGTGTGTAACATTCGTATTCGTCTGGGCTTTCGCAAGCACCCTGAGTTCTGTCGTATATTTCACGAAGTTTTCCTGTTAGAAATCCTTTGTTTACTTTTTCTATTATATCAATCATTGAAAATGTATATCCATAATCTTTCTAAACACCACGGGGCTTCTGGGAAAGTGTTAGCTAGGTTATATAAATTATTATAAAATTCTTTTGGGTGTTTAAGTATCTTTTCACGTGAAACTGTGAATTGAGCACCTACTATGAAATCAAGTTTCTTTGGTATCTCTATTCCGAGTTCATCAGCCAGTTCTTTTATCTTTAGGTTTGGGTGGTGTGGGTTTCCATTGTGGTCTGATTGGTACGTCTGTCCGTGGATTGTGAAGTCTTTACTTATATCATCAGTTAGGATTGTTGGAGCGTGGTCAAAAGGTCTTCCCTGACAAAATGTTATCTTCTCTGGGAGGTTGTCATAGTTCTGTAAAATATACCAAGCGTAAGAGCTGGCTTCCCTGCCCTCGTTAGGAATATCTTTTCCTTTACTAATTATAACACAGTCTTTACACCAGTTTGTGTCTTCATTGTATCGTGCAACGACAAAAATTCTTTCCATCTTTCTAATTTCTCTTGGTAAAAGTTATAATACTCGCTGTTTTCAAAGTCTTCGTTAATTCCCACACCTCTTGCCTCTTTAACCAGGTTTACAAAAGGATTAGAAGCTCGGTTGTGGTTTATGGTTGCGTACCCGTTTACCATACATAGATTTTGACTATCTATCCATTTCTTTACTTCCCAACCAGACCAAATATCAGCAAAGCGGTTTATATCTCCATACATAGGAGCTTGATAGTAGTAAGGCATAGCTTCACGTTTAAAGGCTACGTTCATTACACAAACAGGCATTAAAGCTCCTTTAGGTATTGGCATTTTTCTGTGTCGTGGTGTTTGAGTTCCTAATACTAGCTGTGTAGAAGCATCAAAGTCATATACTCCGTTCCAAAGTCCGTGAGAGAATACCACCTCCGCTTCTTCTCTAGCCCAATATGGGAATCCACGCATATATATATCATCTGTTGAGTTTATATAGCTTATTGGTTGTTTTGTATTTAAAACGTCTAGGTGGTCTTGGATTGTATCGCCTTCTGGTAGAACGTCATCGTCTAGGCTTATAAATATGTCGTTTCCGTCTTGCCACGCTTTAGCAAAGCCTAGATTTCTTACACCATCGTTAAAATTGTATATTAAATCAGAGTATTCACCCATTACGTCTTTTACACTTTCTCCATTACAGGTTGGATTTTCTCCGTCTTCTACTTTATAAAGATTTACGTTATGTTTTTCAAATAAAGGTTGCCACGCTTCTATAAAGCGTTTCCAAGAGTCTTCTCTAATTGTTGGAACTATTACAGCTATTTTAATCATCTCTTTTCTTGAAAGTTACAATCCTTTTCCAGTGTTTATTATTATCTAACACAATACCACATTCACGACATTGACCCTCCTCACTTCTTCTGATTTTTGTCCAATAATTAAATGGATTTATCTTTCGCATCACTCGTCTAATTGTCCAGAATAATGAATCAAATGGAAAGTCTTTAAAGTTGTTTATTGTAAGGTATTTAAGCCAGTAAACTAAAAAACTATCTTTTTTGTTTTTTATTGTTGTATTGATTACAAACAAGTCGCTTAATTTTATAGTTTTATGTTTTCTCATAGCTTTATCGTCTTTTCACTTCCTAATACCTTGTTACAAAGAGAACATCTACATACGAAATATTTATGTTCACATTCTACTTGTTTTTTTAGTTTCTCTTTTTCTTCGGATTTCAACCTATTAACACGATAGAACTCACTATCTATCACGTCTTCAGAGTCTAAATATTCTTGTCCTTCAACCATATTACTTTTTCTTAGGTGTCGGAGTTCCTGTAACAGGTTCAGGTGTTTTTAATTGGTCTAAAAAGTTCACAGCTTGGTTTATATCATCAACTGACATTATTACTTGTTTTGCTTTTAAAAAGTCTTGTAGTTGTTTTAGTTTGTCGTTCATAATTAAATAGGTTATTATAATGTATTTATTATATACAAAAAATCCCCTATTTACAATGTGGGGATTTCGTGGGGATAACTATTTAAATAAATCAACAATGAACCATATCAATAGTGTGAAGTAAACTATCTGGAATATTCTTAGTGCTGTTTTTTCTTTCATTTTATTTCTCTAAATCTTTTAATCTCTTGGAGAATATTTGAGATACTATTGTTGGTTTTGATGCCATTTTACAATAACTTTTAAAGTCCCTTTTAAGTTGTTTTATATACCATTGTGGTAATTTCATAACTATTTCTCTAAATCTTCTAATACTTGTTGCCAGTGGGTGAGTTCTTCTTGGATTTGTATATATTCACCTGTATAAAAAATAGATTTTGCCCCTGTTCTATTTGTTTTAAACTCATCTAATTTAATATTTAATAGGTTTTTCTTTTTATTCAACCTCCGAATCTCACCCTTAGCTATCTTCTTTAGGAGTTCGGTGTTTTGGTTTTCTATGTGAAGTGCAATTTCATCGGAGTATTCTCCTAGTCCGAGTTTTTCTTTTTTCTCGTCCCATAGCTTCATTAAGTTATCTTGGACTTCATTATTGTGTTTTAGTAGTGTATTCATAGTTATTTAAAATAATTCTAATAAGTCGACCTGTTTAAACTCACCACATTCAGAACAGCTAAACAGTTGAAATCTATCTTTATGGTTTCCTATTGAGTATCGACTCACTGTTATCCATTTATGTTTACATCTTGTGTATTTTAAGCGGTGTTTTTCCTTCAACATTTCAATATATTTTAATATTATTTCTTCCATACTATTCTAATGATTTTAGTGATAATATTTCGTCTAGGGCTTGGTTAAATGCAAACATTTCTTCCTCCTCATTAAACCCATTGTCTCTTGCTTCTAGTAAGTTTTTAAGCTTTTTACTCTCTATCTCCTCACGGATGGATTTTTTAAGGTCGGAGATTTCTTGATTGATGAAAGAAAGTAAATCAGCTATTGGTGGGTTACCTATCATTACTGGCTCGGAGTTTAATACAGAAACATTTATTCCATAAAGTGAATTAAATTCTTTTTCAAATCTTTTCTTCATCTCTTCGTTAGTGTAAAGACGAACTTTTAAGCCCGACATACCTTCACTTCCACCATCTATGTCTATGGTTAGGTTTTCTTGTCTTCCCTCCTCCACCCCTTTATCGTATTGAGATTTTCCGTAGGAGGTGAGGGTTTCTTTTATTTTTCCGTGTAATTGATAAATCTTATGATAAGTTACAGTATCTCCTGGAATGTCCCATTCCCAGTCAATGTCTTTGTTATATATTACATCTTTCACTATCTCCTCTATTTCTTTATTGTGTGGCATAGGGTTTTTATTTAACTCCTTTGAGTGTGTTGATAATGTCGTCTATAAGAATATTACATTGCCATTTTTCTTCTTCTGGTAAATCTCTATCTCTGAAAGATTCAATAATTCCCACCATCATCTCCTCTAGCTCTGGTATTCGGGATTTGAGGTCTTGGATAAGTGCATTATGTCCCACATCTCCAATAAGTTTTATTTCATCTTTTTCTTCTCCGAGCCACTTAGTTATTATTTCTTTTAGCATAGTTTTGACTATTCTCACTATTAGTAAATTCTTTTCCTGTTAGCCAAGTTATAAATCCAGTAAATGTTGGTATGTGTTCTAACTTCCTATATCCATCAAAACTACCATCAACATATTGTGGCACTTCTTCTACTAAACTTTCCAAGTATTCGTTTATTAGTTCTTTAATTTCACTTTTCATAATATTTACCTGTTATCAGGGGTTTTAGTTACAATACTTAATATACGCAATCGGTAATCCTAAGTCTTCTGCGTGTTTAAGTTCTTCTTCTGTTATTTTTCGACCGCATCTGTTAGTGCAGTTTTCACTTCCGCAGTATGATTGGTCTTTGAAACATATCATAATACTTTTAATTAGTTTTTAATGTTACCTGTGGTGCAGGGTTGGGTTGTTAAATTATTGGATTACTTGTTGTTGTAGCAATAACTGAGG